ATATACCAACAGCTAAGTATGGTAAACGCAATAAGAAAAGTCATGTTGGGCCAAGCTAAAACACCAGAAGAACGCCTAGAAGCTAAAATGTTGGCTCGAACTTTTCTGTATCTTACCGCTTCTGGATTTGCGTGGATAGGCACGCAGGGTGTTCCGGGCGCTGGGTTGGTTACAGCAATATACGATTTCTTTTTTGCTGACGAGGACGAAGACGATGCAGACACTATTATTGCACAGAATATAGGAAGAGCACATTATGGTTGGCTTGCAACCGGAACACTGTTTGGCTTCCCTGTTTTGGAAGCGTTGTCCCCTAAAATAGATTTAACTAACCGTATAAACCTCACTAATCTTTTAATTCGTGATCCCGGCAACTACCGCCAAAACAAAAGTCCACCGGAAGTATTTGGAGAAACAATGTTTGGTGCTGCTGGTTCTGTACTTACCAGAGTTGGTACGGGCATTTTTAGAGAACTCGATAGTGACCCCCTAAATGACGCGCGAAACTGGGAGGACATATTCCCTACTGCTCTCGCTAATATGTTTAAAGCAAATCGCGTTAGAGAAGAGGGATATACCACCAGACGAGGTGATGTCATAGCTGGCGATGTAGGGCAGAAAGAGCTTGTAGAACAATTTTTGGGGTTCACTCCTTTCGAGTACAGCTACCAAAGGCAGAAACTAGCTCTTCAAATACGTAAGAAAAGAGGTACAACCGCCATCAGAGCCACTCTAATAGAGAGGTTTATTACTTCGCTAGGAACGTCAACATTCCCTGCCGATGTAGTTTTAGAGAGAGATACCCTTGAAGCGATAGAAGCTTTCAATGAAAGGCATCCAGAGGACCGCATAGGCCCAAGCACCATACGAGACTCTATGGAATCCCGCGCCTACGGAGACTGGAGTGCAGAAATAACTGGGGGATTTGCCACAGACAAGGAGACTACAAGAAGAATAGCAGAGGAGAATGCAGTGATGGACAGAGCGATGGGGAGGCAATAAAAAACCCCTCACTCGGAGGGGTTAACAGTTTCTCGTAGGTGCAGGGTTAGGGGCACCAGAAGAAGTCTAATTATACCACGCTGGGCGACCCCCCACACCACTACTTCATCCTCCAAATCCGCACACCATACTTACCATTCTCTATACCAACACGTTTCTCTAAGCTACCTTTGTCAAGTTCGCCCGCTGCTATTACGTGCTCTAATGCTTTACCAGTATTTATACAGGGGATGAACACAGAGCTTCCCGGCATAAACTTATCCCAGTCCACTACCATGCGCACCCCATCGGGGGAGATGTCAGTCAGCCTTACCCGCGTCATCCTCTACCCCATCTGCTAAATCGGCGTTTCCTTGTTGGGATTCCTCGTAAGCCTCACGACTCCATGCGCATTCAATAACATGGGGGGTACCTACGTCATATTGAGTGCCCCTCCCTGCTCTCATCCTATAAGTCTTGCCTGCCATCCTGTCTATTATAAGCTGTCGAATACTGGCGTAGTGGTGCCCCTGTTTAATGCACCAGTCTTTAAGGGCTTTAGGGAAAATATAAAGTTTATTTAGGGTAGGCTCAGCACGCCCCACCCATTTATAGCTAGGCTGGTTTGAGTGCATCATCGTGTCGGGCATAATCTCTTGAACATTAGTGACGCGCAGCCATCCTTGTGGATGGTCTTGATAGAACTGCCCCACAATTTCCTCTATGTCGATTACCATATCCTTCATATCCATCTTCATCATCACCAGTTTGTTAATTATCCATCGATACAATGCTTTTAAATCCCAGTCTATTAGCCCAATTTCTTTTGCTATTGTCAGCCCTGCGAAAGTAACAGCCATCCCTGCAACCCAATAACGGTGCTGTGATTCCAGTTTAGCGTCCACAAGCATGCCATCTCTAGTGTCCAGAACAAGAGCCTCCACACTGCCCATGTTGTTGAGTACGTGCTTAATGTAGATTACCCCCGCATGCCCATAGTGGTTCTCAAGATTGTGCTGTAGCTCATTCGCAAGATTAGCTTCTTCAGTAGTGAAGAGTTTTTTATCAACTACATTCTCAATAAGTCGGGCAAGCTCCCCTTGGGGCAAAGACTTAAAGCTAGTCATTTTCTCCGATATAGACGAGTTTCCTGTAGTGCCCCCCATTAGATTCCATGACTCTCCCCTGTAGCGTTCCTCGTTTTTCCCCCCATTGCCCATCCGATTCTTCTGTTCACCATCACTAATACCATAACAAAAATCACTAGCTTCTTTGTCCATGTAGTTAGAAATTTCGTCGATGTACAGAACGTGGTTTTTCCATATCTCCGCACGGTTCCACCCTGAGTTCCCTGTATCTTTCCCTTTTAGGATAAGGTTGGAGTTTGGGTTGCCCCATACAGATGCCCCGCCTTTCATACCTGTAGTTTTACCGTACCCAGTTTCCGCACTCATCAGATGGAAGAGGGCACCTGCAATTCCCGGTACGAATTCCATAAGAGGAGAGCCGAACGATAGCCCAAACATCATTTGATGCTGCTCAAAATTTGGTTTGTTGTAGTACTTTGCAATGTTCTTCCACCCTTCTAACGTCCCTTTCTTTCGGAACAAAGGGATGTACTGAGCAGTACGAACACTAGGCATATTCTTTTCTATGCGGTCCGCAAAAATCTCTTTATCCCCAATCACGTAGGATTCTAGGTTTTCAGTCCATCCGAACTGAGTACGTACCGTAATTAAATCCTGAGTGATCTTTAACTCTTCTACCCATTTAGCTATATAGTTCATCATGTTACCCGCTTGGTTCGACATCACCATTATATCCTGCTTACCTAGAGCCTTTCTAAACTCCTCCTTACCCGTTACTTTGTCGCTGGACAGCACAAACTGCTGTATCCCTTCTCGTTTAGTGTGGTGTTCAAAAATCCATGATGGCCCTTCTATAGGGTCTAGGAGTCGTTTAGTCAGGTATATATCACGATGGTAGACCTCAATTTCTGTTTCCACTCCATCCTTAATAGTGGTGGTATAAACGCCTCCGTTTTCTCGGCGTTTATAAGGGTAGGGGTAAGCAGGTATACCAAACTTACTTGCCTTGGGTGGAGGGTCTACTACTAACTGTCCTGCGTCTGATACTAAGCGTGGGGGAGAGGGCGCTGCACCCCTGCCCTCCTCTGCTCTTTCATCCTCCAGTATAGAAGGTACGGAAATTACATTACTCTTCGCTTCACGCATCTCCTTGCATAGGCTAATGGGAGATTTGAATTTGCCCTTATGAGGGCATCCTTCACACCCTGTGGGGTTTTCGGCTTCGAATGTAGTGCATAGGTGTGGAGAGTCAATAGACGCGGCGATAGTGTTAGTTTCATCTACGGAATACCCCTCATAGTTTTGAGAGATTGCGTGGATAGCTTGCGCGGCATCTACGTCACAGTGTTTAGCTATCGACAGGACATGCAGCCACTCTGGGTAGGACATGTCGTTAGGCTGTTTAATAGCTTTGTCAACCTGACCACAACCAGCCCCGTGTGCGGTTTGACGTATGAGTTTGCTAAATGACCACTGGTACTTACTGCGATCTCCGCTAGCTCGTTTTAAATCCTCTGCATCTTCTGCTGTTAGCTCACGAGTAGAGGATGCTGGTATCAAAGATAGAGATAGTGCGGGTTTAGGGAGGGTAGATACAAAGTCCTCCAAGCCCACAAAGCTATCGTTAGAGCGAACTAAGACCACCGGAAGAGGCGGATCGCCCTTAAAGTTATGGGTGCCCGGAATACGTAGTACACGAGCGGCATCGGCTGTAACCAAATGATCAGCTTCAAGTCCAAACTCTATACACGCTGCTTTAAGGCGTTCCGCTGCCGGAAGCCAATCGGCCCTGCTATACGAACGTGTTAACGTCCAGTATATATGTAACCCACGTCCTGAATTAACTACTGCTGTAGGGGAAGGTAGCTTGTAGTTTTTACGAAATTTGTTTAACGCTAGTAGTGCATCGCCTTGTGTAGTGTAGGGCTTAGTCGCCCCACAATCGAGGTCTAGGAATAAACTCTTCATAGACTCTACGTTCTCGGCTACACGTTTAGTAGCTTGAGAGTACCTGCCCAGCGCGAAATACGCGTCATACCCTTCGTCATTAAGATTTGTAGCGGCTTCGAGAACCGTATCCAATGAGTCGTAAAACTTTTGTTTTGTACCTTTCTTCTTTGCGTTCAACCCTAATAAACAGTAGTGCCCTTTTTCACCCAATACTGCACTGAGAAACTGTTTTGCTTCCATAACAAGCCCACATTGTAGGGGAGTAAACACCTAATCATGCCTACTCCCTCCGCTATTATTTTAGTCATCGAATTCGTCTAGCATACTGGCAAGGTCTATATCACCAGTTGGCTCGGCTTTTTTCTTCTTAGATACCTTTACTTTAGGCTCTTCAATGACTTCTTCCTTTGCTTCAACCTTTTCTTCAGTGGGTTGCTCGAAAAGACTGGAGGGGGTAGCGACTTTATCACTAGTAAGTTGCGGAGTGCTACTTACTTCTTTGGGTTTAACAGATAAAGTAATTAGCTTTTCTGTTTCGGGAGCTTTCTGTAGCTCTACTGCCACTGCGAGTTCATCTTGTTCCAGTACTCGGAGAGGTTTAAACGACAGTTTTGGAGTTGAGCTATCTGTGTCAAAACGAATTTCTGTTAGCAACGCTGCTAAAGGAACAGGTTTTTCCTGAGAAGCAAGGAATCGAGCATAAGTCTGTAAGCCCATCTTCTGTTTGTTATCTCCGAATACACTAGTAGCGGGTAGTGGGAGTTGGTAAATTTCTTTAGACTTTATCTTCCCATCGTTGTTAGCAAGCAGTAAGGCCACACGTTGTTGGTAACGGCAGGCTCGTCCTTCACCTAGTCCTGAACCTTTAATGTTCTGCGCACAATCGAAGCATGCTTTAGATTGCCTATCTTCTTCAGGAACATCAGAAGAGGGCACTCCGGTTGAAGTATCGCTCGACCAACAAGTTAATGGACTAGTCTGACCTTCAACGTATTTGCTTGCGTAGTACATACGCGTTATAGGAGCAGTCTTAACTACGACCACTTTAACAGCGCGATCCTCTAACTCCCCTACTTCTTGCCCATCGACTACTTTGCGAAATACGCCGCCTCTAATACTTAAGCGGTTGTACCCGCCAGATTGCCCACGCCCTGCGGCATTTGTATCTGGTTGGAGTTGGGCGAGCAAATCTTGGTACTCTGCTGGCATGTTTTCGAACATTGGTGTGTTGCTCATAGGTCATCTTCCTCGCGTAAATCCAGTTCTAGCTGAACTGGTTTAGGGTTTATGTCAAATTCTTCTGGGGCTTCCTGCTTTAGTGCAGCCACGACTTCGGGTATGTTGAAACGGTATGTGTACCCTACCTTGATATAAGTAGGGATAGGGATGTACCCTTTATTAACCCATTGCCGAATAGTGCTTGGTTTTACAGCTAAATATTTAGCCAGTTCTTCTATAGGAACGTAGCTGTCAGTCATCATTTTCTCCGTATGGTTATGGTGTATTCGCTATCACAGTTTAGTCCCGGCGGGAGGAGGTCAGGATTTTCTTCTAGGAACTGTTTCATGTTGCCTTGATGAAGACGTTTCTCTAGCAAATCCACGCATTCATTCTCCAACATAAACCGATTCATAGACTCCCAATCACCAGTCCAAAACTTAGTTCTCACTGAGCGGTAGAAAGTTCCTGAGCTGGTACGCACTGACTCAACCCCACTACTCGCACAATGGTCTAGTAATTTAATTTTTATAGCATCGAGATTAGTATTGAATTCTTGTTCTTGCTTGTTAAACTCAGCAGCTAATTCGGCTTTCCTATCCCGAATCTTGACGTACACCCTTACAAGGCGGTCAAGATCAAGGGTACTATCGGCTTCTATTGTCACTATACGCCCCCATTTCAGTTGTGTTTCGTAGAGTATAGTGCAGTCTGTTCTATAGTTCAAGCACGTCTTGATATAAATCGATCATCTTGGTGTAAACGTTTATTCGCTCGTCAAGAAGGGCGTATATACGCTTCTCTACTTTAGAGCCTTGCAATTGCACCACAGTACAGGGGTGGGTTTGCCCTGAACGATGTACACGGGCGTTAGCTTGAG